ATGGTCGGAAACGTGTTTTTGGCTGGAAAAGGCGCAAATATATTTATGCCAAAACGCGTTCAAAACACCACAGAGAAAATCGTGTAAAGACAAGATATTAGATGCATGCTTTGAAAGGCTTAATTCTTAAGATCCTGTATATGATAAATTAATAGCCAACCCAACTGGGCTGGCTATTAATAAAGAGCGATACAAATTTTTAATCAGATCAATAAATAATGACTATCTATTATCATTACTAGAAAAATACGCCATTTTATTCTGGTTGCTCAGGCCACTCAATATTCGGTGGAATGATATCTATCCGATTTAACGCGACACGATATTTTTTCCATTCCTTCAGAGTGGTTATTTCGTTATCAGTGGCAATATCTAAATCAATAGCATCCTGTAACGGTGCCATTTTAATTGCCGCTTGTTCCAGTAAATAATACCGTTGACTATGAGACTCTTTATTTTTCTGCTCGACAATGGCTTGCTGATATAAAACTTGAGCTTCCTGCACACTGAAACCCATTGAAATTAATTGATGAGGTTCGGCTGGTACATTGACATATTCATAACCATTTTTGTCTGTCAGTTTATTTAATATTATCATATATCCTCATTATAGTTTTTTCTGATAACGCGAATCATATTCCAGAGAATAAGGTATTGTAGCATCAGCATATTCCTCACCTAATGATGTATCGCTGGCGGCGAACGATTTCACCATCCACGTTATTTCACGATTAATACTCGTATCTGACCAGCGAGACATTTCAACCTCTCCTTCTTCACGTGAATAATGGATGGGTTGAAAATTACTGGTCACAAAATAGGTTAAACCCCCTCGTAAATAACAACCGCTATAAACGTAACAGCCTACGATCTCACCGGATTTCACATTACCATAGAGGGGATATTTACCATCGACGGGTCTGGCTATGCTTATCATGCCATGACGGATCGCTCTTACCGTTTTACGATAAGTTTGATTTATGCGTTTAATATTTAAATAATGAGCATCTCCCCCCCATGGTGTATCTCCCCCTTCCATTTGTACAAGTAGCCCGGCAACGTGTGTTACTCCCTCACCAAATGGTTTTTTTTCTGCATCATATGGATAATATCGATGAAGTGTTAACCAGGAATTTGCTCCGATATTAGGTGGGTGGCACCACCAGACTGGGTAATAGCGTTCAGTACTCAAACCGGTGAGATCAATCGTGGTAGTGTGGCGTGGTTCAGCCTGAATATCCGCTGCTGTAGGTTTATTTCTTGTTGTATAAATATCAGTCCAGTCTTCCTCAAACCCATAAGATTCGCGGGCAGAGCGATAAGCAATTCCTCCATTTCTGTACTGCACGTTTAACTGAAAAGCTGGGCAACTCCCTGCGGCATTGTAGAAATGAGCAACATGCGAAGAATCTATTCCAGTATTCGGCAAATCATATAACCCTGTGTTTGCATTCCAGGGGACTTGATTATCAACAGAATATGTTCCTGTTAATCCGAGTTTAAAAGCCCCCACATCCCCGGCACTCAAACTGATATCCCCGGTCAACGCCTTGCCGTTCACTTTCCGGCTGCCCGGCACCGCTCCCTGAGCCAAATTCACCGTTTCCGACAAACCAAGGTTTTTTATAAACTCACTTTTATTAGGGATGTCGGCCCCGTTTTGGTTTTTTGCAAGTTTATTATTCGCATTGTCATTAATTTCAGTCACCAGCTTTTGTGACGCGGCTAATGTACTGCTGTTGCCGAGTTTGTCTGTCAGTTCAATACCTCTTTCGGCTGCAATACTTTTAATTGCCACAGCAAGTTGATTTAATTTGCTTTTGTCCGGCTTAATGCCCGCTTCTTGCAAAACGGCAAGCAATTCGGCTTGCACAATGTTAAACCATTCCTGACCGGGGTAGCTGACAGCAAGACCCGCGCCGCCGTCGGTAAACCAGAGCGGTGTCGGATTGCTTACCGGGGTGATGGGGGGCATCACACTAACGCCCGATGGGTTATCAAGTCCAAACATCGTTAATCCTCATAAATAAATACAAATTCAGTTTCCGCGGGGGCATAGCGTTCTAATAAACACTCAAGGTCTGCCGCGTCAGCAACACGCAAGCGCTGCTTACAATTATCAAGCACTGTTGAAAAACGAGCAGTCCTTTCAAAGACATGAATAAAGACACGAAACCAATTCTTTTCCGGGTAAATGGGATAGTTGCATCCACGTAGGCAATGGTGAGGGTAATGCTCCTCAATTTTGATGCGATAGCCCCGTTCTGCGGCCAGATGCTCATAAAATTGATTACAAAGACTGCCCGACATCACTAATTTTGCTTTTACTGACTGACGGCGACTGTCAATCGTTGACTCATCGTCAATACTGCAATCGGGAAGCCCAGTGAACTCTTCCCAATCTTCAAGCAGCATAAAAGCCCGGTCGGCATAAATTTCATTTAAAATAGCGTCATTAATCACGTCAATGCGGGCAAATTCTTCGCTGGTAGCCAGCATTAATTTACCCAAATTGCTATCAGGATCTTTTAGCCAGGCTTTACCGTTAGGCAGCAAATCAAGCCCGGATTTTTGATAGTCTTTTGCGGTCATTGCCATTCGATATCTCCCAGCACGAAAATTTCATTCTCGGCTGCATATACGTCAGCAACGGGTGAAATCACGGTATTATCAATTTCACCAGGAGCATTAGAAATTGCCGCTCGCATTTCTGACAGCAAAGCCAGTCCACCGTAGGGCAAATTTTCCAAATAACTTTTCAGACTGATTTTTACGGCATGGCGAACTGCTTCGGTATTCGGCGATAAACGAATACGAAAATTAATGACTTTGGCAACCGGACTTTCAACAATTAATTCCGCGCCGGTAGTCTTACCCTCTGCCTGATTGGTCACCGGGTTGATATGCCCGGTCAGGTATTCTTTCACACGCACCAGATCGCCAGGCCGCGGAAATATATTGGTTTCTTCGTCCATCACGAATAAAACACCTACCGAACCATAGCCACGGTAACGCGGGATACACCACGCGCGAGTGACTCCGGCACATTCCTTCGCCCAGCGTTCATAGTCATATTTATTGCCCCCGGATGGCGGGTATTGCACTCTGAACAGCAAACGAGAACGCAGTGAGTCAATCGATTCCAGTTCTGCACCGCCGCCAATATACTGACTAATAGCTTGAGTTTTTACCCCAACCACGGGCGAAACCAATTCAAATTCAACCCCGGCTGCTGTATTTCCCTGCCTGCCGAGTTCGATGGCAATAACAGAAACTGGGTTTTCCCCAGGGGCTGCATACACATCATCGACAGACTCAAAAACAACTCCATCCGGGCGCTGAAAGCGGGTGCCTTTCGGTATCATGGCTTCATTTAGCACAGTCACTGTAATACTCCCTGTCGCCTGCGTAGCGGGTTTACGCCATACTCCCCAGAATTCGCAATGCTCAAGTAGCTTGTCATCATCCGCAAGATGCGGGACAACTTGCCGGCTGGTCCAGGCGAGATGGTCATGTAATCCGGCGGCGTTACCCGCGTTGGCAAAAGCAATTGCCCCCGTGGTACTGAATGCAGAACGGGCAAATGTGCCGGGTAAACGACTTTCAATATCTGACTGAGTACGAGCCAGTAACGTGCTAAGAGACGGGGCTTTATACGGCATTTAAATCACACTTAAATGGGCTTTAAACGACAGTGGCAACACACTGCCGTTGAATAGAGTAATATTCACTGTCAGCAATAAAACCCCGCGTTCGGGGGCTGTTGCAGCAACAGTGATTTGCTTTGCATGGTTATCTTCAATCAACCATGCCAGTGCTTCATCAGCATAGGCTTTGGCACGATGTAAAACCGATGACAGCTGTTTCTCTCGTGATAACAGCCACAAACGGCTGCCGATTGGCCGCGCATTAAATGAGTCTCCCCACCAACCGCGTTTGTCAGAACCGGCTCCCGAAGGGAGTTCGTCAGAATCCAGCGCCCGGCGGTCAGTAAACAAGGAAATAATGACCGCGGTAGCTAATGAGTTATCCAGCACAATATCTGCGTGCTCGATAGCGATGTCCGCGTTGTTGGTTTGCCATTGAAGCGCAATGTCATTCATGTGGTTTGCTCGTGCTGTATCCGTCATGCTCTGTGTGAATATGGTCTTTACCGCTGGTTGAACCTGACATATGATTATCCGCTGTACTGACCCCAACAATATCAACATTGCCGGTAAAGCGGGTTTGGGGAGTATCAAACACAATTTCATCCGCAACGACTTCCAGACGCTTACACTGAATGCGAACAACACCATTTTCAGTCAGTAAAACATGATGCCCTTCCAGGTGATAAAGCGCACTGTCGCCCGCCGTTAGCTTACCCAGGCGACTGTTTTTATTATCGACGGCAATGGCAACAAGATGCTGGCGAACGCCACTAACGGACAAGACAATGGCTTCACTGCCCGCGGGCGGAACGCTGCTATGACCATAGTTTTGAAACCGCTCAACATCATCAGCCGTTTCATCAGCCAGCAGGGAAACCTGCAAGTTTTGCTGTTTCAGTGAGTCATTGACAATATTAACCACGCCCCGCGAAATCAGCAGCCGGACACGGCGCTGAAGGCTGGCAGTGAGCTTATTAAGCTGATTAATCATTTCCATACCCCATCATTGGTTTTGGGTTCAGGCTGGGCGGGTTCGTTAAAACCGTCACGCGGCATCAGTTCGAGCTTTGTTACCGTACCCGCATCGTTATCAAGCGTATAATTTACCGAGACAATCAACAGGGCTTTCTCATTCAACCCGGCTTGGTGGGCGTTTAACGTCACCCGTTCATTAGGCTGCCAAAGTTGGCCGTTCGGCTTAAACCATCCAGTGACGCCAACTGTTGCAGTCATACCATGCGCCAGTGCGCGTTTCTGTTCCCAGGACCCCCGCGCATTGCCCTTTGCGGTAGTCAGGTTATCGTCAGCAAGAATAATAGTGGGACGATAGCGGGTAATTTCAGCATCACGCACGTCAATATTAATCGCGGTAGATTGTGCCGGGGTTTGGGTTTCTCCCCACAGGCCCCCGGCAGCATTACTGCCTTTAACACGATACAGGCTGAACCGGTCAATCCAGGACAGATAGGTGTTAATCGTTTGAATTTTCACGCCCTGATTGTCTGCTGGCCCCAGTACCAAAACACCGGCTTTTTCCGTGCCGGCAGTGGTAAAAACTAATTCACCGAGAGCATTACTGGTTACCAGCACCCCACGGTGCCGGGCCGCGCGTGACAGGTTATCAAACACGGTTTCACCAGGTTCAATCTGCCATTGTTTGAATACCGTTGCCGCTGATGCTGTTTTGACTTCCCAACGAACGGTGACACCAAACGGCTTGCACAAGTCTTTGGCGATAGTTTCCAAAGTGACATTACGCCACTGGCCCTTGCCATGTATTGCAGCACAATCGACTAAATCACCGGTTTTATCCCGGCCAGACACCGAAATAGTTCGCTCGTCTTCAATACTGGTTTCTACCGTATCCACATAACCGGTGATCACTCGCTGACCGTTGATTTCAAGCTGGCAGGATTGCCCCGGCATCAGTACCAGTGGTGAGTCACCGCCTTTAACGGTGATACCCAACGAGAATTGCCCGGCCATGTCCTCCAGGCTGCGGGTCACATCCAGCGTTTTCCAGCCGGAATAGATTTTATTACCCAAAATTAATTCGATGGTATTAGCCATTAATCACCTCAATGTCTACGCCGCCGGTGACGAACGCCGGGTGTCGGATACCGTTGCGGCGGATAAAACGGTCCAGTTGCCGCCCCTCACCCGTTTCACGATAAAGCGTGACTAATGCCGGCTCTGTCCCCGCTAACGCAATATGCCTGGCGGTCGGTAATGCCCCCGCCGTGGCCTGCATTTGCAGCACAAAGGTAATGCGAAAATCCCGGAGCTGATTTGAGGTCTCGAACCACCCCAAATCGCCCGTCGCAATCAGCAATTGCATCAGCTCATCATCCAATTGGGTGCTGGTTTTTCGGGTATCATCCAGCGTTTCAATGAGCGGAATGGACATCACCGGGACCTCAGATGACTGAGAAATAACGGTGTAAGGTGTCCCGGCCAGGGTTAATGCAGGCGCAGGCGGCTTGGTTTTCGCGGCTTCTGTCGCCGCAGTTAACACTAACTTAGCAAGTTGAGCCGCAATAAAAACGGTGGTGGGGGTATTCACCACATGCTGTAAATGTGCCACCGCAGGCACATTCGGTTTGGATTGTACCTGAATACTGCTGCCAGCTTTACGTAATGCCCGGCTGGCAACGGCGGGCGGGGCAACTTCCGCCATACCACTGACCAAATTAGCGATATCATCAAAGAGCTGATGAGGGGCATTAATCAGATTCTTTAAGGAACCTTTCAGCGCCAGCGCGGAACCCAATAACTGGTTCATGCCGGATGTCGCCGGTAAACTACGAATACCGTTAACCAGGGTGTTAACCGTTGCTTCAACCGTATTCAGTGTATCGGTGACTTTAGCGATTGCGCCGGTTACTGTGCCCCATGCCGCTGTGATATCGGACAGAACACGGCTCGTCAGGCTGTCGCTGTTCAGTTCAGGCTTGTGTGCTTCAACCGGGGCGGTCTTATCTGCTGCCGGCACAAAGGTGACAGAGAACATCGCAACCCCACCGGTATAACAGGATTCGCGGACGGTGTAGGTTTCAATCTGGATCTGCTGCTTGCCAAAATAGGGATGGTCGATTTCGCCCGGCTCCGGGGCTTCAAGCACGGTTATCAGGGCATCACGCTGACTAAAGTAGTCATCACCAAACACCACCGCCGTAAATGCATACTCGCGGGTGGTCAATCCCATGTCTTCGGTTTCACCGTCGTCCCGCAACGGGTATTCGTGACGAACAACGCGGCGACCACCTGAAATGGTGGCGTCATCAATGATATAGAAAGTCTGACCGCGAAAGGTTCCCTTACCGTTACCGACCCGGCTGCGCCAGGAATTGTCATTAAACAGTGTCATGACCTGGTCAAAATCAATTTCCATCAGTAACTCTTCCCGTAGCTGTAGCCGGTGTTCACCCGTAAATCGATATTTTCTGCTTTAACTGATTTGGTTTTCGCTTTGATATCCCCGGTTGTTTCAACCTGGATCGTAATCTTGCCTTCCGGCGGTTTTTGCTGAGGTTGGGGCTGGCGGTATTCCCACGGCTCCGTAGGGTTCGTCGTGTCCGTAATATTCGGTGCTGTATTTTTTCCCCAGTCACCGGTTAAGTAGGGGGAGGGTTTGAGCCCTTCTTTGGCTATCTGCTCGTTACGCTCATACCACCAATTCTTAAGGATGACGGGGAATATTTGAGAACCACGTTCTTTACCGTTTGCGTCGTAGGCATGGGGATATTCTTCACGCATCTGTTTGAAATACTTATTAAGATTTTTATCTCGTTCTTCAGGTGACAACAGGGGTAGCGCAACGGTTGATGCAATTGCCGCTCCGCGGATCCTGCCTTTTTTAAACTTAAAATTGTCGTCAGGCCCGGTTGCATGATTATTGTTGTTCTGGTCTTGCCAGTTCGTCACATAAACGGGCACCACATCAGCACCACTTAATGCCCCCGAAGAGGTATCACCGCCTGCCGAACCCGCTGGGCCGCCCTTAATATATTTAGCAAAATTGTATACCCCTTTACCGGCGCGATACACATAACGCGCCGCCACAGCCGCCCCGATTGCATACGCGGCTTTTTCAACGGCAGCAGCATATTCGTCTAACTCCTCTGGCGTCAGCGAATGAATGGCATCAGCTAAGTCCTGAACAGGTTTAGCCAGTTTCAGTTGAGCAAATCGCTCTCCGGTGTTTGTTAATGACGTTAATGCACCATTAAATGTCTGGACATTCTGTGTGGCTTTTTTCTCCAGCAATCCCTCTTCAATATTATCCGGGTGAGCAATTTTTTTTACCAAATCACGTTTTTTAGGGTCACCGAGTATCATGATAAATTTCAGGGTGTCGCCATCAAAAACATCTTTTAAATTGTGCTCCTTATTTTTGGCTGCGTTACTGATTTCAAACGCAAGATCAGCAGGGTGTTTTTGCTGCCCATTTTTATCTTTTACATTAATTCGGCCTTTTCGTTTTAAAATCTTCTGTTTTTCTTTATCATTAATGGTGTCGTAAAAACCCTGCATGGCAGAAAATGCCTGTTCTGGATCATTAAATTCGGCATTAGCAACACGCAGCATTGCCAACATTTGCTGTTGGTCTAATTGGGATTGCCATTTTGTGTCTTTTCCCAATCCCCTTAATGCCGTCAGTTGGTCGCCGATATTGCCAGTCCCCTCTTTGCTGGCAGAAACTACACCCTCAAGCCACTTACGCATTTTCTCCGGGGACTTAAAGCCCACATTAAACATCCCGCCCAGCTCATTCCCGGCAGCACTGGCTTCCAGTCTGATAGCGTTAATCGTTAGCGCGATATTGTCCAGTTGCGCTAAAGTAGCTTCAAGATCGTTAGTTTTTCCCAGGAACGCTTCTGCACCGGTCATTAAATCCGAGGTGCTGAGTTTACGATTTGCGGCCACTTTGGTTACCGCGGCATCGAGTTTCATCACCTGGTCCGCCGTCAGATTATAGGTTGTACCCAGATCAGTGACGGTCTGCTGATGGTCGGCAACTTGTTTGCCCGCCATCGCCAGCCCGCCGCCGGTCACAAACCCGACAAGGCGGTTATCAAATTTATCCAGAATACCATTTGCCCCCGTCACCGCACTGGAAAACAGCCGCATTGAGCGACTGCCTTCCGTGCCGAACCGGCGGATACTGGCCCCAAACTGCCGGGCCTTTTGCGTCACATTGCCGACCAGATTAACAATAAATTCGGCGCGATTTTTCGTGGTCATTTAGCGTTTCTCCAGCCAGTGTGAGTACAGCCACAGTTTCGGCAAGGGTAAGGCCAGCGCCCAGGCTGGCCCACCTTTCAACCGGATACCGACGTATAAGGCAGTGCGCTCGATAGCCCGAACGCACTGCAAACTATCGCCCCTCGTCTGCGACTTGCCTCATCGTTTCCATCGCCACATGACGCTGTAAACCGGCCTGGCTGGCGATTAACTCTAAATCATCCTGATGCAGGGTTTTTAACAGGGCCATCGGTATCGGGCCGTTGATGTTGCCAATCCGCGCGATAGTGCGGCGTAACAACTCATAGCCCATTAGCGCCGGACTGGAGAGTAGCATCGGGCCTTTTTCCGTCATCACGACCCGCTCACTGGCAGTTTCGGCATCAATCAAATCACCGGCGGTCAACTGGCGCAGCTCGACATCAAACTGCTTTTCGGCCTCGTCATCATGGCCGTAGGTCAGCCCATGTTTTAATTCAAATGTCATGATTAAATCTCTTTGCATTCAATGCCGATAAATTCAGCGGATATTTCACCCTTACTGGTGAGCGACACATTGCCGTCACACCAGGCATTAGCGAGCATAAAACGTTCGCCGGTGTCACACTCAAATTCGATGGTCGCATCCACCATATTTTTAATCACAAACAGACTGACGCCGGGACCCTGTGGAATAACACAGCTCAGCCGGGCTTCCTTCGGTGTCTGCTGCCAGCCATAAACCCGGGCACCGATAACCGGGTCACGGGTTACGCCGCCCGGCGTCAGTTGTGCGCCGTCTTTGGTTTGAATTTCTTTCCCATTAAGCCTGATATAAGCAATGCCGGTGTACTGATAGGGACTGGTCATAAGTTTTCCTGTTACAAAATAAACTGGATAGCGTGCGCATAAATACGGAACTGATTAACCAGATTCGGATTGCTGCGCACGTTAATACGATTGCGATCATTGCTGTCACGCTCCACAATCAACGTTGCTTTAAACGCGTCAAAATCTTCCACCAGTCCGGCAAATTCATGTTCGGTAAATAAGGCTAACAGCTCAGTTCTGATGACGGACGGCGTAACTATCGCCTGTCCGGCACTGAACGGCGTACCGTCATTGGCTAGCTTATGCCGCGGGTATTTTTGCGTGATACGCACCCGTGTTGAGTAACGCAGATACGAGAGGGTCGCGATAGTCTCGACATCCAGATAACTGGGGTCGGGGTCGCCGAAGCTGTTTTCACGATACATGGTTATCATGCGCTCAATCTGCACGACATTACCCGCCGCCACATGGCAGGTTGACATCCCGTCATAGAGCAGCAAGTTACGCTCATTCAATGCCCAGCGGTCACTGGCCGCAGGTGGCGCAATCCCAGGCAGTTGCAATGTCTGGAGAGGCCGGGCCGGGTCAATACTCAGCGAACCCACCGCCACACCCGCCAGGGTGGCCGCCCAAATATAGGTTGGCTGTGGCGCAATCCCGGTTGCGATAGTTGAAAACAGATAATCATTGCGTAACGTCCCGAACGTTGACGTTTTCGCCAGTGTGCCGCGGTAGGCCATCCAGCAAATGCCGTCAATCATGCGCAGCGGTCCCCAGCGGGTTTTCAGTTCATCACGCAGCAAATCGAGATTCGGCGTATCCGTGAAGGGGTTAACAAGATAATTCCACCAGGTATCACCGAAAGCCGTAATCGCTGGTGCCAAATCGGGGTTGCCGGTAGCGCCACCCATTGGGGTGATCGCTAAGTTGATGCCCGCCGGCAGCATTTCCCCGTCGTAGTAGTTGACCCGGACATCAATATCATTGCCGGTTTCACCACTCCATTTGGCTTTTAATATCACGGTGTCGGCCAGCGCTTCCGCGTTCGCCGTGACTGGCAGCTTTTCATGTGCATTAATCGTCTCGCGGATTTTACCGGCCATCGTGACCGCATCATCACCGGCTTTGACCGTCACACGGACAGGAACGCCGGCTATCATCAACGCAATTTGCCCGGTTTGAGCCACTTTACCGATAAGCTGAATTTTCCCTTCGGCTTTAACGCTATCCTCGGCATCGTCAAGGGCGAGCGCCCACAGTTCAGCAAACGCGTTGCCTTTGATAAATGCTGCGGCCATTTCAGCCAGCATTGAGCCACGGCCAAATGCGGTTTCAGCGGCACTGGCAGAGGTGACACGAAAAGGTTGCCCGGCGGGTACCCGTCCGGTTTTCATGCGCAATCCTAAGAGCAATGTCTTATGCAACATCTGCGGCGTGCCGGTAACGGCGGCACTGTTATCAAATTCGATATAACACAGTGGCACCCGGATATTGGCCGGGATTTCATTAAATGAGAGCGCCATTTATTGCGATGCTCCTTTTTTCGTTGATACAGCAGGAATTTCAACTACATCACCCTCTTTCAGGCGACGTAACCAGTACCCAATACGGGGCTTTTTATCGCCTTTTTCAGTCAGCGGTTCGTATGTTTCAGGGTCACGAACAACCAACCCTGGGGTGGGTTTAATATGCAATTCAGTCATGGTTTATCCTGAATAGGTAAATGAATCAGGGCTTCCTGCTCAGGCGTCCCCGTTGGCTGCCCCCATTGCTGATAATGGGTTGCATAATCGTCCAAATCGTCAAGCGCGATGGGGTCCGGCAACGGTTGCGGCGCATCAAAATACAGCCCATACACCGCTACACCGGCCTGACTTTGCGTGTCGCTCCACAGGTTGCCAACCTGGGTCAGTGTGAAGTTACCCGCCGGGGCAATCCGGCGGTTATTCAGCCAGGCGGTGAGCCGCTCAACAATCTGATAAATCCCCGGTACCTGGGTTTGTTTACCGTTTAACACGGATGCGCTGACAAAAACGCCCCAGGTGCTGATCGCGGTATGACGTATCTCGCCCTGGCGACTGCCCAGCCAGGCGACGTAAACTGCCGGTGCGGTATTGATAATCAGCTTGACGGCGCTGTCACTCCATTGCCCGGGATGGGTATCCACTTTGCGCAGTGTCTTACCAAACAACTGCTGAATACCCGCCAGTAATGCATCTGAAATATCACTGGTGATAGAGGCCGGTGTCTTCATCAGATAAATCCCCGCGATTTCTCGCGCTGCCAGACACTGCCAGCGCTGGTGATTTGCGCAATATCACCGCCCTCCGGGCGTTCAGCCTCTTTACTGAGTCCGAGACTGACATCCCCGGCGGCGACTTTTTCCAGCAAACGAATCGCATCTTCACTGTCTTTCGTGGCTTTTTCTGTTGCCGCGCCGTCTTCGAGCGAAAACCGCGCCAGCACACAGGCCACCCTGACCAGAACAGACGGCACCGTTTTCAGTGGCAAGGTCGCGCGACTGTCGATATAGCCGTCAATCGTCGCGCAAGCATCATCCAGCGCCGTTTGTATCAGTCGCTGACGTGCCATCGTCAGTTCGTCATCGGTTAATGCCGCCCAGTCATCAATCTTGACATCCGTCAGGGTGTTAAGGCCGTCACGACTGTAACGCGCGTACATATCAGCCAGAGTGGCATAACTCATTTATTCGCCTTATCTTTCTTTGTGTTAGCTAACGTAGCTGTATCACCTTGATGAGCCATCCCCCCCGGTTCGTCATTATCGGTATCTGACGTAATAACCGTGACAGACAGACGGGGATCGGCTTCCAGCGCCTGGCGCTGCTCGACATTAACGGCTGACAACGTGTTTTCACCCTGGTCAAGCACCAACCCGGCCCGGCGATAACCATCATGCGCGGTATTAACCACCACCATGTCGACATCAGCCATTGAAATTTTCTCTGACATAACATTTCACGTCCTTTAAACGGGATTTAAACGGGGCGTTAGAGGTAATCCGCCACAATCAATTCCAGACGGCCTTTCATTTCATTGCTGACAGTGCCGCCCTTAGCATCAATCGTCAGCTCACGCTCTAATAGCTGCGTGGCCTCTTTTTCCATGGCAGGCGGAACAACCAAATGGGTGGGACGGATTGCCAGCGGACGCCCCCCATCGGCTTTAAATTGCCGCATGGAAGAAATCACCGACCAGACGTTATCCGCGGTCAATGGCGCTTTAGCGGCGTAAGCCAGTTGCCAGAATGAATAACCAGCCTCACAACGCGTATCGACGCCGTATCTGATGAGCTTACGCATAAAGTTCTGCTCATCATCGACTTTATCCATCGCGACCATTTCCGGTGCTTTGCGTTGCTGGAAAATAATGGGTTTAATGGCCCTGGAATTATCAAGCACAAACCACGGCACCCCTTTGTAACTGTCATCAGTTAAGATATTGCTGACCGATGTGGCATCCCCTTTACCGTCGACATTGGGGTAGACCGGATGGTCAGCATCAAAGAAGTTCTGTTTGTCGTAACACAGATTGGCGAAGCCGTTTGACAGCGCACCGAATACCAGTTCATCGGGCTGCACACCGGCAGCACGCCCCATTTCAGTAAATAAGGGGGAATAAATGCCGATGTTATCGTCTTCAATATCATCCCGATCAACACCGACTGTGCTTTCAAATGGCCGGTTAATGATTTGATAACCGTGTGATTGCATGTCTTTGATAACACGATCACCAATCCATTCACGCATACCGGGAAACTGCCCCAGCCAGCCATAAGTGTTGGATTTTGTTGTGCTGGGCACCACGGTAGCAATTTGTTCATACTGGCTGGGAGCCTGGTCAAGCCCGTTTTGAAAATCGCCGTTCCAGCCGGTGAATAACGCTTTAATCAGCGCAGGGGTAACAATCGCCATTATTGGGCTCCTTTTTGTTTGCGTTTCAGGAATTCGGCCTCAGATAATCCCTGGAGCCTCGCCGCTTCTTTTTCAGACGCGGACAGGACGGCCAGACGCGACGGTTGTTTCACTCTCAGGGTTTGACGACGGGTGAGTGCCGTAATGCCTTTCCGGCCAGAAATCGCGGCATTTAACTCCGCAATACCGTGCTGTCTCGCTACCGCCCGCAAATAAGGGACCTCTGCGGCGATAACGCGCCCTTGTCGGCGGGCGCTGGAGATAATCGACTCCGCACTTTGTTCGCCAGAACGGGCACTTAACACCGCCGCACGGCGGGCCAGAATTTGATACGCGCGGGCAGGAACAAACTGCGTTAAATCCACGCCACTCAATGCGGCATCTTCTAAGATTTGCTCCGCTTCGGTGATATCGGCGGCGGCATCATCAATGATATCGGTTACGCCACTGGTGACGCTGTCCGGGTCTGCGGTGTTTTCAATCACCGCTTGCGTATCAACGACAGCCTGGGCTGAGGCTTTCAGGGTTTCAACAGCAGACAACGCCTGATTCAGTAAATCACTGAGTGCCTCTTCGCTCAGTTCGGCGGTATCGTCGGGCAGTTCAATACCCAGCTGCTCTAGCAACTGGAGAATAAGATCATTCATAACAATGTCCTGTTTTGATGAGGGTAAAAAGTCCGAAAGAGTTTGCGCCGCCAGCACAGCCAGAGGCCGCATACCGGTTAAACCGGGGTCATTGGTGAGTGCGCCCATCCTCAAATAAAGGGGATGGCCCAGCTCGTTATAAGGAAATACCGCAGACAAGTAAGCCCATTCGCGGTTATCAATGGCGGTTTGAGCCGCCGGTGTTAACGACAGGCGAACAAACAGCCCCAAACCTTCGCGCCACTGCATATCTGTTGCGGGATTTTTCAGCCACGCCGCGGCAATAGCGTCTTTGCACGCGGCGGCATTTTCATCTTGTTTTAATGTCACATGGTTGTAGTCAAACAGCACGGGCTGACCAATAGACGCGGTAGCCGCAATAAATTGTTCAGCAATGTTGGTATCGATAAACCACTGCCCGCCAGGTACATCGTCCGGGCGACCATCCCGGGCGCTGAAATGCCCGGCGGGCAGGAGTTGATACCAGCCATCGGTACTGTCTGAAATCGCGGCACTCAAAATGGCGACACGTTTTTTTGGGGTGGGTATTTGGGTTTTCATATCGCCATTCTGGGCAATATGAAAAAAAGGTGGGTTTGTGGGGGATCACACCTGACTGGGAAAGAAAAGATAAAACGGGGGT